TAGCCGTAATTGCCCAGCCCCATGACATCTTCATCCAGCTTGACCTGCCCAGAGCCATCAAACCAATCGGCAAGGGTTGTTTCACCGCACACCCGGCTGGCGTTAGAGATGTTATCCTGCTTAGTATTGAACGTACGGGTGGTCGTGCCGAAAGGCAGTGGAGATGATTTTCTCAGGAAGCTTAAACGTCCCAGCCCCTTAAATCCATCGGACATGAAGCAGTAAGATATTTGGTCGCCCTGGCTGACAATAATCGCCATGGGATATTCGCTGCATTCCGCTGCCCGAATGGCTGCGGCTGTTCTGGAACACTCTGCGGCATCAGCCAGCGCAATAATCCCATCAAGGCCAATGCCGTTCTTGTTGAGACAGTCACGAACAAGATGCGAAGGCATCAGCAGGCCGCTGGCAAAATGGTCTGCCTCCAATTCAATCGAAGAATTTTCAACAAAATTCGAACGAGAAACATGGCTGCCGCCACCATTTATTATTTCTTCGGGATGGCCTAGGTAAAAAATAATNNCCCAGTTCGGTGGGCCATGCTGAATTCTTTACAAATCCTGCATTATTGTACTCTGTTGAATAGATCAGGCGCACATCATTGCCCGACAAAAAGTAAGGGCGCCTGAAATACCTTTGATTTCCGCTAGGTTTTGCTTCAACAGTAATTCCCTTCGCTTTCGCTATCTCGGCAGGGCTGATGGGAAAATTTGTAAAACCGTGATCCTGTGCAACCTTTTCGCCAAGCTGTGTTGCCATCTTCAAGCGGAACCCTGCCATGTCCTACTCCCCTTTCTTTTTTCTTCACCATCACGTTGATGATGTCTTGTATGTATTCGCGGTCTTTATCTGATAATTTCCCTTCGTTGCGAAAGGCGGTGGCTTGTTCGCCAGCCCCCATCAGATAGTCGCTTGTAACATCAAGCGCCTGAGACAAGGCTCGTATATTATACAAAAGACGGCTTCCGTCGATTACCCTCAAACGTGAGCGAGTGGCGGAAGGTTGCATTCCTGTTTTACGCGCCAGATCAGCTTGGGTCATTTCCCGCCGTTCTCTGGCGGCTTTCAGACGATCTGCAAAAGAGGTATTTGAGCCGCTTGACTCTGACATGACTACTCCGTATAGTTTTTGTTGACTATATCGTCAACATGACCCGCCAAAGAAATTCGGCGGTAATTTTTGGGCCAAGCCCATGACGATTTCGTCACATAAACTATGACGAGTTTCGATTCACGTCAAGTGTAACCTTTTGTAACCGCCCACAGGGCAGAAAGTAAAAAAATGCATATCAGAAAAAAGCGCATCCATAATGTTGAGGGGTACATCAGCCCCATTGGTGACGGGACAGACTTTCGAGTTTCTCTGGCATTGCCGGACGGGAGCGAGAAGGAGCTTAAGAAAGCAGGATTCACTCTTCCTGTTTCCAACGGGGACACAGTGCTTCCCCCGGATCGCGGTCCGATTTCCCGTTTCAATGCCGATGGAAAGTGGAACATCCTCCGGGATCAAGGTCTGGAAAAACGCTTTGTGCGTACAATCCGCTGGCGCTGGAAGCAATGGTCAGGCAAGGATCAATTCGAAGAAATGGAAGATGATCGCGATATCTATCGTGATTGCTATCCTCGTGATTTTGTTGAACCGCCCAGCATCGAGCTGACCTATGTCGAGGAAAAGGGTCGCCGGATGATTGTTTCGCCAGCGTTCAAAAAAATTCCGCAAAACTATGACCGGATCCGTCATGTAATCAATTTGTTTCTGGAGCTGTTCGGTGAATGCGAGTTGGTTACGGAGAGCCTTATGCCTTTTGTGCCGTCAGTTGTCCGCAAAGTAAACTGGCAGATGCTTCCACCGGGACGCTATCCCTGGTCGCACATTGAATCCCACCTCAAAACCGTGTTGAGCCGCGCTTCTTCAGATGTACAGACTATTATTCTTGATCGTCAGAAGACTATCACTGAATTCATACCGGATGAAACATTCGTCGGTCTTGGTGGATTTTCTGATTACGTTGCGTATAAATTTAACAAGTACGGCATCGTGGTCTTGGAGAGCATTCGCAAGGATAATGCGATTTATGTGTTCGGGAAAAACTGGCAAGATTTTTCCCGACTCACAAAGGCAGAAGTTCTGAGCAACAACTTCCACCGTGACCGTATTGTTCATATCAAGGGGTGGAAAACGAAGCTTGCCAAACTGTTTCCGAGACCTGCGGCGGTATAATTAAGCTGCCGCAGCCTCGGTGCTGATACCATCCAGCCTGACACGGACAGTGGTAATGCCGTTGCCGGCAGCGACCAGGGCGATGCCGATGGGATACATATCCTCATCCGGCAGGACGACCTCTTTCTCCGTGGCATCCCATGACACCCGCGCGCCAGCGGTGATGACGGCGCTGGAGAGTTTGGGCAGATCGTAAACGCCGGTGGTGGCGAGTTCGACTGCCTCACCCTGGGCCGCTGTTTTCGTGGCGATGCCGAACAGGCTTCCGATGATAACGCCATCGCCGGATGATACGCCGCCGGTTGGTGCGGTCACGGTAACGACATCACCGGGTTGTATAAAATTCTTCATTTTTAGACTCCTTTGTTTGAATTGATCCTGACCATAGTTACGCGTCCGGTTTCCTCACCATTGATGCGGCGTTCGATGTCGGCAAGCGCCGCCGCCATTTCCGCATCCGTGGCATAGGAAACACGTCTTCCTTCATATTCGACCGTTCTTAAGCCCCCGTAGCGCGCCTTGAGAAGCGCGTCACGGAAAGCCGTCAGTTCTGCGATGCTGACCATGGCTTATGCCCCGGCATTAGCGTACCAGCCGCGCCAGTCCACGAAGCCTGCGCCGTAATCCAGAAGCACCCGGACTTCGACACCATCAACATCCCATCCCGATTTGCTTTCGACCTGCGGCCCTTCACCTCCGGCCAGATAGGCATATTCCAGACCGTCGATCTCGGATGAATCGGCGGCGATGTACCAGCGGGTCGTGCTTGTCAGCCTCGGCTCCACCACCAGCGTCAGGGATCCGGAGAACGGATTGACGTCCGCAGCCTTGGCGGCGGCGATGGTTGCCAGCCATTTCTCCGCCGTGGTTTCTTGCGCGGGTGGAACCAGTAGGTATTTCGGCGTGGCGCTGATGCGCTGGCCGGAAAGTCCGGTCTGTGTCCGCATGGCCAGACGACCTGCCGAGAGTGTGGCATCGGCAATCGCGCCGCCACTGCCCGCCTTGTTGCCGTGATCGGCATGGAACAGGGCTTTGGTGTCCGACATGGTGGGGCCATTGCCGCCGCCGGATTCCAGAAGATCGACCAGGGTTTTGGCTTCCGTCTCCGCTGCCGCCTGTCCCATGCGCCGGGCGAGATCGGCGAACGCGCCGAGATCATCGTTCACCAGAACCTGTCGGGTGATACCGATCTTTTTGGCGAAGGTTTCTACGCGGTAGGCTTCTTTCGCTTCCGCCATCGTGCCGGATTTGATTTCGCCATGTTCGTTCAGCTTTTCCAGGATCGGCGCTTCGCCCAGCATGATCTTGTTCACGCTGCGGAAGTCCTTCGCCGTTGTCTGATGGCCCAGCATCCGGATGCCGGAGGGCGCGGCCTGATAGGCCGACCGCAATGTACGCCCGATGGTGTCGCCGACGATCAGGCCAAAATCGCTCGTCGTGTGCAGGGCGCGGGTGATAAGCGCGGCAGGAGAAAGTCCCGTCACCGGCACACCGCGCAGGGTCAGGATTTCTTTTGCCATGTCGGCGCAGGTGGCATAGGCGTAACGCCGCGCCTGTTCCGAGAGCTGGTGCTGTGGATTGATGCGGGCATAGAGGGCTTCGCCCATCTGCTGTGCGCGGATGCGGGGATCATCATGGGATTCGATGATTTCCACCCGTGTTTGCTCGGTGCGGATATTGCCGCCGCGCTGGGTGAGCGTATCGAAGGCTGCCCGTCTTGCTTCGTCCGCGCTGGCGTTGCGGTCAATCAGGCCATCAACGAATGTCTGATCCAGTCCCGCGACGCGGGCGATGGAGCGGATTTCCGTGTTGACGGCGGCGCGGTTGTTTTCATCGCCGCCGTCAGATTGCGCGGCTTCCTGTGTTACTGTGGTTTTATCCGTCATGTGTTGTTCCTCCATTCGGATGGTTGCGCCGGGATCGGCAGGGGTTGGGACCAGAGAGATTTCAATCGGTGTCCATCGTGTCGCGGTGAAGGTGCGGATGCCTTTTTCAATGGCTTCTTTCCATTCCTGCACCGTGTAGCCCACCGAGACATGCCGCACGATGCCGCCCAAAACGTCCTGCCAGATCGGCTCAACTTCGGCGCGGGCGGAGAATTGCAGCAGGGCTGTACCTTGCTTGCCATCGACTTGCGCGGTGCGGACGGCTCCCAGCACATCGCGGACAGCGCCCTGGCGATGGGCATCGAGAACGCTGGCTCCCAGCAGGCGGGACAGATCAACAGCAGAGGATTCAAGCGACAGACGTTCAATATATTCGCCGTTCATATCGCGGCGGCGAACGCCAGCGCCTGTACTCCACACCACTTCAACGGTGCGGTTTTCAGGGTTGGCGGTTTGCGGCGTCAGGCTGGCGCTGCGGATCAGAAGATCAGACATTCGGCATTCCTTCCTGTTCAGGGATGGGGGATGTTTCAAAGATCAGGCCCAGCTTCGCTTCCCGCTCACGGTCAGCGGCGATGGCGGCATCGACGGTTTCGATGTCGTATCCGCGCTCGGCGACAGACTGGCTTCGGCTTTTCAGGCCAGCCTTGATCTGCGCGATTTCGGCGCGGGCATCTTTCAGCGGATCGACCCAGTCCCATTTCGGCGGCAGCCAGTCAGCTGACAGATAAGCAGCAGGGTCGCGGTCAAAATCCTGCACGGGGATGTGTCCGGCCAGAACCGACAGGCGGATGAACCGCTCCCATACCGGGCGGCAAAACTGGAAGACGATAATGCTGTGTTGCAGTTGTTCGATCCGGCGGCGGAATTCGACAAGGCCAGCACGGATGCTGGAATATGTAACGCCTTCCAGATCGCCGGATACCAGCTCATAGGGAATGCCGAGGCCGCTGGCGATGGCGCGAATGTGGTTTTTAACGTATGCGCCGTAATCGCCTGGATCGGCAGGATCCGAAAACTGGATGTCCGCGCCGGGCGGTAGAGGGATAAGACTCCCGGGTTCCATGCCGACCTGTAAAATGCCGTTGATCGCGCTGCCGTTATTCATGCCTGCGACGGTGCCATCGGGATCGCGGATGAAACCTGTGAACAGGGCCGCTACTTTCGCTTTGACCAGCGCGGCGTCTTCATATTGATCCAGCTCATGCAGACGGAGAAGAATTGGCGCAAGCCATGTAATGCCCCGCAGTTGTCCGGGTGCCAGGGGGTTGAACAGGTGGACCATATCGCTGGCGGGAATCCGCACCGTATCCAGCGCCATGGATGACAGGGCATCGCCGGGGCGGTAGCGGTAACAATGATAGGCGGCGCGTTTGCCGCTGGCGTCGAATTCAATTCCGGCGCGGATGCGGGAGCCTTCGCCGATTTCGCGGTGCAGGTCGAGTGGCACCTGGTCACGGTCAAGAATTTCAATGCGGAGAGGGTGATGCCCGTCATCTGATACGCGCAGGCGGGCGAAGATTTCACCGCTTTCCGCCATTGTCCTTACGGCGATTGCCTGAAGGCCGTAAAAATCTGTCAGGCCGGAGGCATCTGCCTTATCTGTCCAGCGTGCCCATAATGCATGGAGCTTTTNCCGTACCTTTGCGTCCGGATGCTGTGACCGGGGTCTTGACTGCCAGTGCCAACGGCGTTCGCCACCGAGACCTTGCACCGCCGCCGCGACCCATGGATTGTTCCGCGCATAATATCCGGCCCGGCGCGCCGATACCGTGGCTCCCGCCAGAATGGAAGCGTTCAGTGATTCGACCGTCCGCGATCCTTCCCAACGTCTGCCGCCGCCAGCAGCGTCAAACGACCGGCGGCGGCCCAATCCAACGATTTCAAGGAGGGAGTTCCACATCCCAATGAGTATGATTCAGGCCAGTGGGCGGCGCATTAAGACAGATTGGGAATGTTTGGAGATGATTGTTAATGCTTTGTTTTCAGGCTTCTATAGACGGAGAGTTCCTCGTCTGATAGAAAATTTAGATGAGATTAATTTCTAAAAATTTTAATAATATGATCAAGCTGCCCACACCTCAGAAAAATGGGGGTAAGAGATCATGAGCTCGTCTCCTATTGGGGGCGGCAAGCTCCCTGGCAAGACTGTCTATGCAGGTCGGCGTCGAGCAATGACGCGCACATCTGGTTTTTCCGTTCATGCCGATACCTCTGGTGGGGAGTTTCGTCGGCACAAGGAAAGGATTCATTCTCTCGATCGGGGCGAGGTAATTGAAGTAAAATTTCGCATCGAAGGGCACGAGACCGGAGATCTTCTAGGCTTTGGTCTGTGGTTTTGGCATACAGACGGGATCGAAAGCTCGTTGGTTGGGGCGCCAACGAAGCGGACCCTCACCAGTTTTGGCGAGAATGCCTGGAATAAAGTTGGCAGCATTTGGAAGGCTGAAAGTGCGGCGCCAATCGATATTGTGTTTACACTGACGGCGACGAAGCCAGGCATGGCATCGATTTATGAGCCACTTTGCGGACGTGTGGTGCATAAGCACTATGACGGCGCGTCCGAGAAGCTGATGAAAAATATGTTTGAGACGGCGCCTGAAGCAGTGTTTATTGATGGTGAAATCACAGCTACCGTTGAAACCAAGCTGCCTGAAGAATCAGATACTGGCGAGCGAGAGCTGATTCTGAAATCATGTAATCGCTGTGGGCGGTACCTGCCGATCAATATTGGTAGTGATGGTAACGGCGAAAATGAACGAAATCATCTCAGCTTCACAAATCATTGCGTCGCCGCACATCGTAGGCCGTGCAAACACGCGAGCTTCGGAAGGCTTCGGAATATAGAGAATCCCTCAGATATTATTAAATTGGATTATGGGTATCAGCTGGAATGTCGCTTTTGTAAAAAATTCGAAGTGAATGCCGCGCATAATCCACAGCGTACATCTGGCCAGATGAAGGAAGATGGTGCGCGTCGACGAGCTTTTGAGCTTTTGTTGGAGGATCTATATCAAGGGTCGCCACAAATGATCTATCGCCACAAGTTTAAGTCCGAGCTGGCGGACGATATTTGGAAAAAATTTCACAAGAAGTGCTTTAGCTGTGGAACAGACCTTCCTACATCTCGTGCGATGCAACTTGATCATACACGGCCTCTGGCTTATTTGTGGCCGCTCGATGAAACTGGAACAGCTCTTTGCAAGACATGCAATAGTCAGAAGCGGGATCGCATGCCTGCTGCATTCTATGTCAAGCCTGGCCAGTTGGATCTTTTGGCGAAGATTACAGGCATTCCGCTTACAGAGCTACTGGATCCCGTGCCTAACGAAGCTGCAATTGAGCTTCTACTGGCGCGCAAGGAATGGCTTTTCACAACGTTCCTGACGCGCCCGGAGATGGTCAAGGAACGAGACGGAAAGATCACTGGTGAACTTGTCGTAAAAGCTCTGCAACGTGTCCTCGCAAGCAGTCGGAAATATAGCGCTGTCGATTTGCAAGCTGAGTATGAGCAGCGCCGGGCGAAAAACTAACGGCTGGTGGCAGCTGCCCGCAGAACAAGATAGGTGTGGCCCGTCACAGTACCTTTGTCGCGAATGCCGTGGGATTCACAGTGTTCAACGCTTTCGGTGAAGCAGTCTTCCACGGTGAACCATGGATCGGCGCGTTTCCCAAGCTCAGCCCCCATGTTACATTTCTTGCTGTCGCCAAGGTGTAGGACGAGCAGGCCGTTATCCTTTAGGCGTTCACGCGCGGCGGTAAAAAAGTTGAGATAGACATCCAAGCTTGATTTCTGCCTTGTCTCGACATAATCCGCTGGCTTCACATCAAAATCTTCTCTTTCCCACCCCGAAAACCAGAAGCGCATCCAGTTTGTCATGTAGAATCGAGTTGAGTCAAAAAATGGCGGTGAAGTAATGATCACATCCGCCATTGGAATTTCTGATGGCCATTGTGCTGTGCAGTCACCTTGAGCGGAGCCGCCAAATGCGCGATCACTGTTGTCGATCTCAGCCTTCAAACGTTTTAGTTTATCGAGAAGGCGTGGCATCAGGGCACGGTATTCAAACGGTCCGGTTGGGCTGTAAGGTGTGACTGGGTGACTATTGCGACTCAAGGCATAAGGACGATTTCCGTGGAGCAAGTGCAAGGTGCTAGCATAAAGCAGTGCCCATTCTGGGCCGCTGTCCCATCTGGACATGAAAAAGTGGCGAGCCGCTATAACCTCACGGAATGTGTCTGGATGAAAATAATCTGGGATGGAGCTGTTGAATTTGATCGCAGCGGCGCCAGCTTGGTCGGATGGCGTTAGCTTATAAGTCTTGATATAGGATTCAAGCTCTAGCAGGAGTCGTTCAACATTGACTGAAGTGGGCTTGCCAACCTTGCCGAGTGTCAGAATGTGACCTAGGCGTGAAATGTCGATTCCATACCCGAACCGCCCCATGCGGCAGGCCTCGAAAGGGATAGTCCCACATCCCGAAAACGGATCAACGACAACGTCTCCTGGTTTTGAAAAAACGTCTATAAGGTGGTGCGCTAAGGCCGGCTTCATTTTGCCTTGATAAGAGCACATGGAATGCGCGGGACCACCCCATTCGCGCATTGAATAAGGGGACTGCTGATGCGGAAAGGTTGACTTGAATACCATCCATTTCGCCGACCATTCGTTTGAATGGGATGCTTTTAGGTCAGAATCTCTGGCTTTTAAGGCTGTATTCACGGGAATCACTTCTCGAAGACTAATAATTGCTGACGGACAGGCTGCCCACCTTTAGATATTCTTTTTCTAAGGTGGACTGCGCTCTACGGTGCAAAGGTCAAGACTTTCAGCGACCTCAACCAGTAAGATCGTCGGTTGGAACATGGACGCCTGCATAGATACTGTCGCCGATGTCAATGCAGATGCGGCCTTTTTTGCGAAGACAAGCCGTAAGCGCCGTCATAGCAACATGCATGTCGCGGAAATATCCTCCTACCATTTTTGATATGCGCTGATCGTAAGCCTTTTCTTCCAGCTCAGCGACGATGCGCTCGACACCCTCAGTTATAGGTCGCCAGTCAGTTTGCGCATCAACGTCATTGATCCCTGAAGTTATAACGCGATACTCGAAGACGACGAAGGTCTGCTTTCGATTGAAGCTCGCGACTAAACCAAAGCTCCAGGCGGGCATTGCGGATATAATTTGTGCCGTTGAGGTATGGTGGGCTGGTAATTACACCATCCCATTGTCCTTCCACAGCTTTGTGCATCGCGCCAGCCGTATCACAAGCAAAGTTCGCTGGCGCAGACAGTTCAACAGCTGAAGCTATGTCTGCGGCTTGTGTTAAAAGCCGATCAATGACAGCTTGCAAAATGCAAGGAGTGCCAGATCTTAATTCCTTCTCTGTTTTGAATCGAAGGTCCCCAGCGCGCTTTAGTCTCGATGAAGTTATCAGACTTGCCAGAACGGCAAGAACAAGGCAGTTACCGAGGGCGCGGTCTTCTTCCAAAATTTCGTCTGCGAGTGTGCGTAGCTTGAGAACGTTTTCAAGCACCGTGTCATCAAAGAACACGCTGTTGCCAAAAGTTGAGACATAAGATGCACGAAGACCGGCATCAGCCTTTGCTTTACAGGTTCGCGATTTCAGTTGTTTGGCAAGATTGCTGATTTTGCTCGATAACAAATGTCGCCTGCTGGCATTCATTGCAAGAATTTCAAGTTTCGTCTGGATAATGAACGCCATAGAAGGGTTTGCTTCGGAATAAGCGCATTCAACACCGATCTGGCCGAGCACAATCGGCGTCGTGCCGCTGCCAGCGAAAGGCTCAAGGATACGCTTTGCCTTTGGCAAATATTCCTGCATCACGCTTTGAACAAAGCGTGGAGAGTAGCCTTCTAAATAGGGAAACCAAGAATGCAGCGGCGCACGGCTGCTATCGCGAAAAGTTGCATCTAGGGGACTGATATCAATTGAGTGGCCGTTGCGTAATAAAGGAATTTCATAGTTATGACTATGCCCATCAAGTAAATCCATTTGTTGTAACGCTGATGCTCTCACGAGGAAGCCTTTTTCTTTTTTTAATCGATTAAATGCATAAGAAGGTTAATTTTCATGATGTTACAAGCATGCTATACAAACCGGGGCATGGCAAATCAAAAAGAGAACAAAGTGGAAACTAATCCCGCTTTTTTATTTCATCCAGGGTGAGCGGACAATATTTGCGGAAGGTGGGTTATTGCTGCTTGATTTTTCAGAATTTCTGCCCTTGTCGCGCATAGATGCCGCTTCCTCATTCAGCCGCAGCCCCATACTGATCAACCCATGCAGGGCGGCGGTGGCATAGACGAACGTATCGAGGGCTTCGTTGCGTTCGCCGTCGCGGCGTGGCTGCCAGGAACGGATGGGGCGACCGCGTTCGAAGCGGGTGACAACACGCTCGGATGTCAGCTGGCGGAAATATTCCGCATCGCGCTCCATGGAAAAATGTACGAAACCGGGTCCCGATTCCGCCAGGCGCAGGCGGGCGAACAGCGCATCTTTCACGGCATCGACGCCGACGATGAACAATGGCACCTTGCCTTTGACTTTTGATGGGCGGCGCGGCCAGACCGGAACGCCAGCGCCGCCGCGACCCTTGATCGCCCAGATGCGGCGGGCAAGACGGGTGCGGCAGAATTCATAGGCAGCCTTGGTGTGATGGCCGCCGGTGTCGATACAGGTTGCGCGAATGCCCATGTCCGCCACGGCGTTGGTGTGCGGCCATGTAGTTTGCAGATAGGCATCGAGATCGTTCCATAGGCGCGGGCCAGACGGATCGCCCCAGATCACGCGGTAATCCACGGGCCATGATTCCTCATCCATGCCCCAGCCGACGACCTGGATTTCCAGTCGGTCGCCCTGCACATCGACACCGGCGGTGAGCAATGCGATGCCTTCCGGCAGCAGGCCGTTCCAGTGTTCTCGGCGCGCCATCAGCGGATCGGATTCCACGGCTTCACCGGCCATGTCTTCCCAGCTTTCGGCAAGTTTCGTGTTGGTCCAGACCTGGAGGCGCGGCGGGTCGCGGTAAACCTGGCCATGCTCGATAGCAATATCCGCCCAGGTTTCCCATGGGCTGTAGAGAGCAGAGAGATGAAAACCAGCAGTGCGTCCATCGCCCACGACCGTAGCGCGCCATTGACCTTCCGCCAGCAGGCGCGGCTTGTCATGTTCGTGATGGATGCCGCCGCAGACTTCGCAGATCATGTAAGCCTGATCGCGCTGACCTTCCGGCCAGTGAATGCGCGACCAGGTGATCGGCGCCATGTCACCGCAATGCATGCAGGGAACATCATAGCGCCGCTGGTCGGATTCCAGATAGGCGGCCTCGATGCGGCTGTGATTTTTCAGGGTCGGTGTCGAGACCATGTAAATCTTGCGCCGTCCCCGGAAGGTGGAGGTACGCTGGACGGACAGGGCAACCGGATCGCCTTCGCCGCTGGCATCCGCCGGATAACCATCGACCTCATCCAGAAACAGGTAACGCACAGGCGTTGAGCGCAAACCAATCGCGCTGTTTGCGCCCGTCATTACCAGTTGCCCGCCGGGGAAGGCTTTGCGGAACAGGCTGTTGCCCGCATCGCGTGATCGCGGCGATGACACCAGTTCGCGCAGGGCCGGTGTGGATTCAATCATCGGGTCGATGCGGACGGCAGTATTGCGCCGGACCATATCGAGCGAAGGCTGGACCATCATCGTGATCCCCGGCGCATTCTGGATAATGTATCCGATCCAGTTGAGGCCAGCCTCGGTCCCGCCCAGCTGCGCGCCTTTCATCAGCACCACACGCTCATATGGGCTGGCCACCGACAGCGCGTCCATGACGGCGCGAAGATACGGTGTGCGGTCCGTCCGCCACAGGCCGGGTTCGGCGGAAACGGATGACAAGATGCGATGACGGTCGGCCCATGCCGAAACCGCGATCTGCGGTTTCTGGTCTGATGCCCTTGCGCCATGCGATATCAGCGATTGCCAGCATGTAAATCCTCCAATGGTGTATTTGCCAGATGTTCAAGATGTTCGCGCATCAGCCTGTCCAGAATGGCGAAGGTGCGCGAAGGGTCGGCTCCCAACTCTCCCGCGATCAGTGGCGCGCTGCGCTGGACCCAGGCGATATGGGCATCGCGCTCAACACGGGCGCGGGTAAAAATCGTCATCGTGGCTTCGCCCGCGTCGATCAGTTTCCCGCGTTCCTGTTCAAGGGCGAGTTTGGCGCGCTGAACCTGGACGATCAGGTGCAGGCGGCGCGCCTCGGCCAGTGATGTCGATGGATCCTGCGGGCGGGTGCCTCCTTTATTGCGCCGGGCAGGATCGAGATTCTGTTCCATCCATGCCAGCCCCGCATCCACGTCGATTTTACCATCGCTGCGGACAGGCAGACCCTCCGCCACCAGTTGCGATATGCGCCCTTTTGACAGGCCCACGCGGCTGGCGAACGAAGCTTTGGTTTCATGATTGCCGTTTAGTTTAGTCATATCCGCACCTCACGCTGGAAAGGTCGTGCGCGTTGCCCACCCACATACGTTTCGCTGGACAGGACCCGCGATATTCCGGGGGAATGACGCAGGGATGCCGGGTAAATGACGCCGGAATGACAGCCAAGCCCTTGAAAGTGTTTGCATGACGCATGAGGCTTATAAATATTGCTCATGTGTACAGGCGCGCATGGATAAAAGATGGCGGACGGGGTGCGACACGCCAGCACTATCAATGCGTTATATATGTCTTTGCTCTGTGTCATGCGTCACCACCTGTTCTGCATTGGTGTGGACCGGGCGAAGGCCATGCCGTAAAAGAACCGCCCCTCACTGGTGCGGCGGTATTCGATGCCCTTGCTGTTGGCCGACACTCTTTGCACGAAGGCATTGATGGCGGGCAGCGTCCGTTCGTTAAAGCCTTCTCCCAATGCCCAGCTGCGGAACCGTTCGTAAGCCTGACTGGTTTTGATCCGCGCCTGCTTGTCCAGAACGGAACTGATCTCGACCTGTTCGGAGAGCCACGCCAGCACAGGATCAGAACCGAACAGCCAGTCATTCAGGGCGTTGCGGCTGCTCTGCGGCATCGTGAAATATTTCTGGCGGATCAGACGGCTTGCGCCCGCGACTGCCCATGCCAGCAGCAGATCGGATTCCTCCTCGCCGATACGGCGGCCAATGGCTTCGACCCGTTCCTCCTGCGGGATAACCCGGTTGAAGGGAATGACCAGCAGGCGGCGTTGCACCCCGCGATCCATGCCACCCAGGAAAACGGGAAGCGTATTGGTGGCGAAGATATGCTGTGCCATCGGCCTGAATTCCACGCGGGATTTGTAAACGTCCCGCCCTTCCACTGGCTCACCCGTCACGATGGCCTTGAATGTATCGGAGGCAATCGCATTGGCGGATGACAATTCATCGCTGGCGTTCAGTAGCTTTCCGACCAGGCCGACGATGTGGCGTTCATCGCCCATCTTTCCTGCCGTGACGGAACAGATGGCATTGCCGGGTAACAGGCTGCGGGCGAGATCGAGGATCTGGCTTTTGCCGTTCTCAGCGGTTTCTCCTTTCAATATAATGGCGCGCGGCTGACGAAGGCGTGTCGCGCATCCCAATGCCGCCGCGCCGGTGATTTCCGCCAGAAGGCTGATCTTTTCCTGTTTGTCGTCATCGTCATGGAAGACGCCATCCAGCAATCTGTAAAGCATGGATGTTGCGGGCGGCTCTGCTAGCGCATGTTGATGCCAGCGACCGGGCAGCGTATGACGGCGGCGATGATTAGGATCGTGGACGACCAGCGCCGGATTGCCATCCGCATCGAGGCGGATAAAACCGGAGGTGCAGTTGATGCCCGTTTCGCCCTGCGTGAAGAACTCCTCCTTGGTCAGTAAGGCGGACATTTCATTCAGGATAGAGTCGATCCGCGACTTGTTTAGCCTGACGCGGGACGGTTCGCTGGAGGCTGATTTGTACATCGCGCCGTCATAATGGTGTACGGCCAGCCGCAATTCATGATCCGGTATGTCTTCCCAGTGCGTTCCGCCGTAGCGCCAGAATTTTCCTTCCGTCGATATGATTTCACCGAATGCCTGTTGCAGATCACCGCGCACACGACCCGCGATCTCGACATCGGACCCGATATCAAGATTAAAATTATGCCCGCCTTTGCGCCCTGGTCTATTCAGGTCGGCCAGCATATCGAGAGGATCATGCAAATCATCGTCCAGCATGGGATTCCTTTCTGCGCCTGATTTCCTTACGGGCAATGCTGCGGACGGTCGCCATGATTTCGCTGTCCTGTAAGGGTGGCTGGCAGCGCATCCGGTTCCAGCCATTAACCAGCTCTGCCACCACCCATGGATCAATACGGTTGCGGAGAAGATGCCCGGTCAGTTTCGCGGCCATGGCGTTGCGTTCACCTTCCGGTACAGGACTGAATATGCGTTCCCGCCATTCCTGCGGCGTAGCAGCCTTTGTTTGTTTTTCGGGCGGGTTTTGCAGAAGCGGCAGAAGCCAGGAGGGAATATCCGCCAGCGTCATGTTTTCCGGATCATGATCCACCGATATCGCATAGGGTCTGCCGCTTATATGCCGGGAGGGCGGGGCCACGATATATCCGCCGTCGCCGCGCACATCAATGCCGGAACCTATCTTGCCTGCGCTGTTGGGAACAAGGCCGCCGGGATGCCGGAAGATAATATGCTCACCGCCGCCGCCCGTCAGGAAGCGCCATGTCTGCGGCAGCGGGCCGTATGATTTTTCCAGCGCGGCCAGAGTTTCATCGCCATCATGCCGTGGGTCGATATCCAGAACAACGATATTGCTGATCGCGCCGGTGACGATGCCGATATTCAGGTCAGGTTGATTGAACCATCTCTGGATAATGTTTTCATCCGCCGTTCCGTCTTTCAGGCCGTTGGGTGCAAGTCTGCCGACCGGGTGCTTGGCGGGCGATGTGCATTTTCCCTTTCCGCAGGAACAGACCATGCTATCGCCTGATCGCACCGGAGAATGCAGCGGCAGAACCTTCATGCAGAGACTGGCATAATGGAGCGCATGGTCAATCATTGTCTGCATCCTTTCTTCTCCTATGCAATGTCGCCGCGATACAGCCAGTGCCATTCATATTGCTCATGCGTATCGCACCAGATGAGCGATAGCTGTTCTTCGCCGTCGATTTCATCCAGCTCGTCAATCTCGCTGTAATCGAGGTCGTGATAAACTCCGTCATGGTCATACACGGCTTGTTCCCTCCTGTGCTTCGATCCACTGGATCAGGCTGCTCTTGCGGGCGCACAGGACAGATCCCATCCGGAAAACCGGGAGACTGTTCCTTTTGCCCGTGTTGGCCAGGTAATAGACTTTTCGCCTTTCGGATGCGGACCCGAACATGAATTCCGCAATCGCATCTGCGCCGCGTAACAGGTCATCGGCCAGTTTTTGGCAAAGTTCGTCCGTGGCAGGCAATGCCCGCGTTTTTTCGTTCATGATGTAACTCCTTGGTTTAGGGCTTTGCCAGTACAGCGCCGATCCGGGCAATTCCGGTAAAGCTCAGTTGCGTAGATCGTCTGAAATATTCAGACTGTTTCTGAAAATCGTGATGTGCATAGGTGAGCGAGAAGCTTTTAGCGTTGAGCGGGTTTTCATCAGTCCTTATTTGAAAATCAATAAATGCGTCATATTCGTCGCTGGAAAAATAGATGTGCGATCCGTAAAATATTTCCTCGAATCTTTCCGGGTTCATTACCGCCAGTTCCATCGCCTCGATTAATAATTCGTGCAGCGTATGCCTGCGGTTAAAAACAATCGGGAACAGTTTTTTCAGCGCCTTGTGTTCTTCGGGCGAGAGGTGCCTGTCATCAAGATGATCCGCATCGCGTGAACCAACATCCATTTCCATCACGCGCTGGATCTGGGCCGGGGCTTCCTGCGCCACGCCGTTCACCAGAACGCAGGCCAGCAAATTGACCGCATCGAGGGGCTGCATCCGTGCCGCGCTGTTGCCGCGCCCTGATTGCGAGACATATCCGCCTTCACGGGCGAAGCGGGCATAACGCGCCACCGTTGTCTGCTCCAGTCCAGTCACTTCCGCGATCCTTTCCGCCAGTTCGCTCGCTTTTGTCATTTAATTGCTGCCTCTTTCCCGATCTTTCTCATTTGATACCACGACAAATGGTTGCTTTGCAATCCCCATTTGATGTAACGTCTAATGGAAATCGGTAATCCGTTGTAAATGAACGGATTTAGTTAATAAATTTTGATGAAAAACGGACGGAAAGGAGGACATTGAAGCCATGGCGACCATCCGCAAACGCACGCTCCCGTCCGGTCTGATTCGCTGGCAGGTGGATTTTTCTGACAATGACGGCAAGCGCCGCGCCCGTCTTTTCGAACGCCGCAAGGATGCCGATGCCTTTATGGTGAAGGCCCGCGCCCAGGTGCAGATGGGGACATATATTCATGATGCGTTGAGCGCCACGCTGGGCGAAGCGGCGGAAACCTGGCTCGATCATTGCCGCGCCCGCCGCGATGCCGGTCGCCGGATGGAGCGCGCCACCTGCCGCGATTATGAGGACAAGGTGCGCCTGCATATAAAAGAGGCCAGCATCGGCATCGCCCATGTAAAACTTTCGCAACTGACGCGCAAGAGCGTGAATGATTTCCGCGACAGGCTGCTGGCGGCGGGTCGGTCGGAAGGCACGACACGAAAAATTCTCGGCGTCCTGCGCCTGATTTTGAATCACGCCATGGATAATGGGCAGGTGCATTTCAATGCCGCGCAGGGTGTCAGCGTCCTACGCTCCAGCCGCATCGACCATAAAATCGCGGGACCAACGAAGGACGATGTGAAAACCCTTCTGGATAATGCGACCGGACGGCTGCGCGCCATGCTGGTCATTAGCGCCCTGTGCGGGTTGCGCGCCTCTGAAAGCCGTGGTCTGCGCTGGCAGGATGTTGATGCCGTGAACGGTTTCATTCATATCCGCCAGCGCGCCGATTTTTATTGTGAGCTGGGCGATCCAAAATCATCAGCTGGGCATCGTTCCGTTCCCGCCGGGCCGCTGGTGCTAAAGACGCTTGCGGAATGGAAAGTCGTCTGCCCGAAAAGCGATCTCGATCTGGTATTCCCGGCCAAGGGCGGCACTGTCGCCGACCACAATCATTTCATGCGGCGGCATTTCAAACCGCTTTGTGCAAAACACGGCATCACCATGCGCTGGCATGACCTCCGCCACTTCGCTGTTTCCTTGTGGATCGAACAGGGATTCAGTATAAAAGAAGTCATGACGTTCGCTGGCCACGCCTCGGTCCAGATGACCATGGAACGCTACGGTCACCTGTTTCCCACGCCGGATCACCAGAAGGCGATGGCACAGGTTGAGCAGAGATTGTTTGGGTGATACCGGCACTGCAATAATACATGTGCGACACCGCCATCATACTTGCGACACGGGTGCGACACGGCGCAGAATNNTTTTTCTAAACCTTTTGAAAATTAAAAAACCTATCCGGCACATCTGATTTGCCTCATAACCTGAAGGTCGTAGGTTCAAATCCTACTCCCGCAACCAAGGAAAAT